CGCGCCTCATGGCCGGATGACCTTGCGTTTGCTACTGTGACCGGCATCTGGGCGAGCAGTCTGCCCACAGGCCGGAGGCGTACGTCGCCCCGGCCTTCTTCGTGTCTGGAGGTGAGCCGTGGCGCTCGCCACCCTGACCGTCGAGATCGTCCACCGCATCGACCCGGACGACCGCGACCTCATCGCCCGCCTTGTCCACAAGGCCGTACGGGCCGAACTCGCACCGATCAAGGAGCTACTCATGAGCAACCAGGACGACGTACTCGCGCAGCTGGCCGAGGTCAAGGCGCTCGCGGCCGAGACCCAGAAGGACGTCCTGCGGGTCATTGCGAAGCTCGAGGACGCGGCTGGCGCCGGCGACCTGAGCGCGGTCACCGCCTCGATCGGCGAACTCAAGGACATCGTGCAGGGCACCGACGACGCGGCCGAGACCGCCGACCCCGAGGTCGTCGAGCCGCCGGCCGAGGACACCCCGACCGCCTGACCCTCACCACCGCACGGCCCACCGACCTACTCAACCCCCTGAGACGGCCGGTGGGCCGTTTCGTGTCCCCGGAAGGCATCCACCATGGCCAAAGCTGGCTACTCGCTCCAGACAGGTGCCGCCGTGGCGCTGAGCTCCGGTACGGCGAAGACGATCCTGTGCGTGATCTGCCCGGCGCAGTTCGGCATCGACCTGCGCGCCATCGACTTCGGCTTCGACGCGTCCGCGGCGGCCACGGGCATCCTGGTCGAGTTGTGCACCTCGACCCTGGCGACCAACTCGACCCCCGGCACCAACAACACCACCGGCACGGTCAACCAGGTCTACGGCCGGTCCATCACGGCCGGGTTCACCGGGTTCTACGCCTCCACCTCCGAGCCGACGGTGCTCACCCCGATCGACAGCTTCACCGTCGCGGTCAACGGCACGGTCGTGCGGCCCTGGAACTTCGGTGAGGGCTACGACACCGCCATATCCAGCGGGCTCGCCATCCGGTGCACGTCACAGTCATCGGTGAACGTGCGCGCCTCGATGATCTTCGAGCGCTGCTGATGAGCATCGGCTACCCGTTCACGAAGGCCGACCTCGACAATCGCATGGGCGGCATGGTGGTGAACCTGCGCGACGCCTTCAACGCGATCGCTCTGTTCAAGACCTCGCTGCTCGACGACGCGACCATGCTGCCGGACTCGGTGCTGACCGGGCTCGGCTACACCGGCAACACCTCGAGCGGTGAGATCCAGCAGATCCGCAACTCGTTCACGTCGCTGTCGCTGCTGAACACCGTGTCCCGTGGCGGCTCTACGGTGCCGTCGCTGGTGAACTTCTGGTTCGACGCCCAACACCTGGCCAACGCCAACTTCCATTAACCCTGGGGGCTGAGCCGTGGCTCTGGCGATTGATGCGTCGAGCCCGGCCGCCACCACCGTCTCGGGTGTCTCCACCACCCCGATCTCTACGGCCAGCTTCAACCCGCCGGCCGGGTCCTACCTGGTCGTCGCGTTCTCCGCCAACACGGCATCCGGGGTGACGCCGGGCACGCCGACGATCACGGACAACCTCGGCACGCCACTGACGTACAACCTCCGTCAGTGGAAGACCCGAGCAACCGCACCGACGGCCAACGGCCAGGTCGCCATCTGGACCGCGCCCGTGGTCTCGGGCGGCGCGATGATCGTGTCGGTCACCACCGGCACCGCATCGGGCAACCAGCAGACCGCGTTGAAGGTCTGGGTCGTCACCGGCCAGGACAGCGTCACGCCGGTCGGGACCAACGGCAAGAACGCATCCACGTCGGCGTCGTCGATCAGCCAGTCCTACACCGGTGCCGGCACGGGTGGCTGGGGCTTCCTGGTCACATGCGACTGGTCGGCGCTGGGCAGCTTTACCGCCGGCACCGGCTGCACGGTCGACGCCACCGGAACTGTTCCCACCACCCAGTTCAGCTACGCGTTCGCACGCCGCACTGTCGCGGACGACACCAACGGTGGCAGCAACTCCCTCAACGTCAACGCCGCCGGCAGTTCCACTGACCTGTCGTGGGCGTGGCTGGAGATGCTGCCGCCGAGCAGCAGCGGCACCGCACCGCAGGCGCAGGTCATCCCGGCGTCAGCGGGGACCACCCGCATCAGCCCGATCGTGGTCGCGCCGACCATCGGACCTCCGCAGGTCATCCGACTGGCGCCGATCACGGCCCTGCAGTTCCCGCGCGTGCTGCCCGCGCCGTTCCCGACCGCGGTCACCCCGCCGCTCCTGCCGGCCTTCGCCGCGCCGATCCTGGTCGTCCGCCAGGCTCAGCCACTCCGGCGGGCAACGGTGACGGTCTCGTCGGCGCAGATCGCGGGCACTCCACCTCTTCCGCTGGCTGTAACGGTCGCGGTGGAGCAGTTCCGCCCGGCCGTTGTCCCGCCGATCGTTCTGACTCCACCGATCCTCGCGCCGCCGGCTCAACCGGCGGCCGTGCTGGTCGCGGCACAGCAGTTCCGGCCGCAATCGGCCCCACCTGTCGTGGTCAACCCGGCCCTGCCCGGCCTGCCGGTACCGTCCGCACCGTTCTGGATCAACCCGAGCCGGTCGCAGCCTCCACTCGCCGCGGTCACCAGCATCACCCCGCCCTCTCTGCCGCAGGCTCCGGCGCCGATCACCGTCGCATCGGCCCGGCCGCAGGCACTCCTCGCCGCGGTCATCACGCTCGTACCGGCAGCACTACCGCAGGCAGCTGCACCAGTCGTGGTGGTGACGTCGACGTGGCGGCCGAGGCAACCGCAGATCTCGCTGTGTCGACCGGCGCTCTCCGCAGCCACGGCAGGGATCCTCTCGGCACCGATCGTGGTCGCGCCGACATTCGCGGTCCGCTCCGCTGTACGGCCGCTGACCCTGGTCGGCGTCACCGCTCCTCCGGGCCCGGACATCGACATCACGGTCGGCCGGCCGCGCACACCATGGACCGCTGAACTCGCGCCCACGTGGACGGCAACTACGGTGCGGTCGCACTGGGATACGGACCTCGAGCAGACCTGGACGGTTGGGGGACTGCAGTGAGCGTGTCCATCTCGGCCCTGTCCACGGAGTACGTCAAGGCCAAGGTCGCGGCGAAGATCTCCGGCGCCTGGGCCGACCTCAGCGGCGACACGGTCGCGGTGGCCTGGGCTCGACCCGGCGATGCACCGACCGGGTTCTCCACAGCCTCATGGGAGACCGACTCCACCACCACGCCGACGACGTACCTGGCTCGACGGCTCGTCACGGCCGGGGATCTGGCCGTGGGTCAGTGGGTGATGTGGGTCAAGGTCGTCCACTCGCCGGAGACCATCGTCGAACCCGCTGGCGTGTTCACGGTCGTCTGATGGCGCTGCCCCGCTGGCATGGGCGCAAGGGTCGACCCTGGCTACGCATGCGGGCGCGGGTACTGCGCGAGAGCAGGGCATGGGGCCTGAACTGCGTGTGGTGTGGCCATGGCGGCTACGACGAGGTCAACCACAACGTCCCTAGGTCCAGGGCTCCCTGGCTGGCCATGGTGAGGTCGAACCTGAGCCCCATCCATGGGTGGCGTGGGTGTCCTACGTGTGGGCGTAAGTGCAACCAGGAGTTGGGTGCACGTCAGATAGGCGTGGATGTGCAGGCACCTATCGCTACTGCATCCCGTGACTGGTAACGCAGAGTGATCAGTGTGAGGTCACGCTAAGTGCGCGCGCTTCGTATCGGGATCATGGGCTCGCTCGACCGTGAATCATGAGGCGATGTGCAAGCCTCTGACCTGCGCATATAGACAGTCACCACCCCCCGGGTCGATGTCCCTCCACAAAACGGACACCGGCTGACCCAGACCCTCTTTCATTTTTTTACGCTGAGTAATCGCCCTAGGCATGATCACTTAGCGTCACGCTGGTAGATCGACGCGCGTGAGTGGGTGCCATGACCAGATCCATCGAAGATGCCGTCCCCGACGGCGACCTCATCGAGTCGATGCGCGCCATCAGGGACCGGCTGGCGGCCGAGACCAGCGACACCTTGTGGAACAAGCACAAAGAGGAATGTCACTGCGTGTGCGGCATGGGCGACGGCCGGATGCTCGTCGCGCTGGTCAAGGAGTTGCGCGTCGTGATGACCGAACTCAACTCGATGGCTCCGGGCAAGGAGGGGTCGACTAGTGACGACCTTGCTGCCCGCCGCCAGGCTCGGCTCGCGCAAGCCGCGGGTTAGTAAGTTCCCGACCACCGCGTCAAGCGCCGGTCAGGATGCCATCGACCTGGCCGCGAGCGCAGGGCTGATCCTCGACCCGTGGCAGCAGGACATCCTCGTGGCGAGCCTGTACGAGCGCCCGGGCGGGAAGTGGGCCTCGTTCGAGGTGGGCCTGATCGTGAGCCGGCAGTCCGGGAAGGGTTCGATCCTTGAGGCCCGCGAGCTGGCCGGGCTGTTCCTGTTCGGCGAGTCCATCCTGCACACGTCGCACGAGTTCAAGACGTCGATGGACCACTACCGGCGCATCGAGCGACTGGTGCGCGGCACGCCGGACCTTCATCGCAAGGTGGCGGCGTATCCGAAGGCGCCCGGCACTGAGGGCATCGTGATGCAGGACGGCCGGGCCTTGCGGTTCATGGCCCGGACGAAGGGCTCCGGTCGCGGTTTCCCGGCCGACGTGGTGATCCTCGATGAGGCGTTCGCGCTGACCGACGAGCAGCTCGAAGCGCTGATGCCGACGATGTCGGCCAGGCCGAACCCGCAGATGTGGTACACCTCCTCGCCGCCGCTGGACGGGGAGATGGCCGCGCCGCTGTTCAACCTGCGCCGGCGCGGTGCTTCACCGCCGGTCGAGGGCGACCCGTTGTGCTGGTTCGAGTGGGGAGCGAAGCCCGGCGCGGACCTGGACGACCGCGACGTGTGGGCTGAGACGAACCCGGCGATGGGGTATCGCATCACCGAGGAGTTCGTGGCGCGCGAACGCGCGGCGATGACGGATGAGGGCTTCGGCCGGGAGCGGCTGGGCATCTGGCCGCTGATGCCCAGCGAGACGTGGGGCGTCATCACCGAGGCCGACTGGCTGGCCGCGCAGGACCCGGACTCGCAGGCGACGACCCCGCTGATTCTGGCGATCGATGTGACCCCGGACCGGTCCCATGCGGCCATCGCGGTGGTCGGGCCGCGCGCGGACGGGGACCTGCACGGCGAGATCATCGACCACCGCGCACATACCGACTGGGTTGTGGCGCGGGTCAAGGCGTTGGTGGCGAAGTGGAAGCCCTTCCGCGTCGTGGTGAACCCGGGCGGCGCCGGCGGTTCGCTCATCCCGGAGCTCGAGTTCGAGTTGGTGCCATCGGTCTACGAGGAACTGACCGAGATGAAGGCCCGCGACCGGGCCCACGCGTACGGCCTGTTCCACCAGCACGTGTCGTCGCAGACCGCCGACGGCGAGACGCCGGCCCGTCGGTTGCATGTCCGCCCGTCGCAGGCGCTGACCCTGGCGGTCGCTGGTTCGGCGACGCGCCGGGTCGAAGAGGGCACCGTGTGGGACCGGCGGGCCGAGTCGGTGGACATCTCACCGCTGGTCGCTCTGACCTACGCCCTGCACGGCTTCGCGGCCCGCCCCGCCCCGGAGGTCATCGTCCCGCCAGCGACGGCCCCGATGGCTCCGTCGCCGCCGTTCTTCCGTGGCACGACCCGTCTGAGACTGGGAGGCTGACATGGCCGGCAAGACCATCTCGATCCGCATCCCGGCCTGGACCACGAACCTCCTCCCGAACGTGCTGGGTCTCCTTGGTCTGACGGCGATCTGCCTGGCGCTGGCGTTCCTGACCGACTGGCGCTGGGGCGTGGGCCTGGGCGGGGTGTTCGCCACGATCCTCGCGGTCGTGATGTCGTTCCCCGCCGAGGCGAAGCCGGCCGCCGTGACGCCGCTCAAGAAGGCGCCCTAGGTCGGTGCGGTACGGCTGGCTGCCTCCCGATGAGTCGGACTGGCGCGGCCTACTCGCGGCCCTCAGCCCGGACGTGGATTGGCTCAACCAACAGTGGGCGCTCGCCGACGGGCCGCCCCCTCGGCCGCCGGTCTCGGTGCTCACCTCGGCCTATGTGTCGATCGACATCCCGTGGGTCACAACGGAACTGGTGAGGGGGTAGCGTGCGCGCCCTCTTCGCCCCTCGCCGAGTCGTCGAGGCCACCCCGCAGCAGGTGGTCGCATCCGGCGGCGGCATCGGCCTGTACGGGGTCGACCCGATCGACGGCGACACCGGCTACCGCCGTGCGGGTGGGAACTTCCGCCGCGAGGTGCCGCCGTGGACCCGGGAGAAGGCCCGCGACTACGCAGTGACGTCGTACCGGATGAACCCGATGTGCACCGCGGTCCTCGATACGTTCACGTCGTTTTGCGTCGGTGACTCCGGGGTATCTCCTACGGTTACGGACAAGAAGGTCCGCGAGGTCGTCGACGAGTTCTGGAACGACCCGAAGAACAGGCTCGGCGCCATCCAGGACATCCTGCTGCGGTCACAGATGCTCCTCGGCGAGACCGTCCTGGAGTTGATGCAGGGCGAGTCCTCGGGTGTGGTGCGGTTCTGCCCGATCGAGCCGGCGGCGATCATCTCGGTGCAGACCGACCGCGGGAACCCGCTGTGGTTGAAGTCGATCACGTTGCCGCCGTCGCGCACCAGCGAGGGCGAGAACGAGGTCCTGGCGCTGATGCAGGTCAACGACGAGACCGGTCTACGCGAGGGCCAGGCGGCGTTCTGGGCGCCCTGGCGGGCGGTCGTGACCGATATCCGCGGGGTGCCGTTCATCAACTCGATCCTGGACTGGCTGGACAACTACGACGTCGTCCTGTCCAACCTGATCGACCGCACCGAGCTCGCCCGCTACGCCGCCTACGACGTGACCGTGCAGGACGACGGCTCCGGTTCGGCGGTGGCCGCGTACATCGCGGGCCGCGGCGGCCGGACCCTGCCGCCGTCCGGGTCGATCGAGGTGCACAACCAGTCGGTGGAGTGGAAGCCACTGCAGGTGACCTCGGGCGCCGAGGAGGACGCGAAGACCGCCTCCACCGTCCTCACGTCGGTGGCCGGCGGGTCGGGTCTTGCTAAGACGTGGCTGGCCGACCCGGAGGACGCGAACCGCGCCACCAGCCAGACCATGGCCGAGCCGGTTCGCCGTCGGGTGGGCGCGGTGCAGCGGGTGTGGCTGGAGCAGATGACGGAGCTGTGCCGCTTCGCCGTCGACCGCGCCGTCGCGGCGAAGCGCCTACCGGACACCGTGACGGTGAAGGACCCGAAGACCGGCGAAGAGTCCGAGATGCCGGCCGCGATGACCGTCACCGTCACCGGCCCGGAGGTGGCCGCGGCGGACGCGCAGTTCACCGCGCAGGTGCTGCTCAACCTGTCCACCGGCCTGGAGAAGCTCCGCCAGATCGGCGCCCTGTCCGATGACGCGGTCGCGGTGGCGGCCGAGAAGGCGTGGGAGGGCTTCATGGGCGTGCCGTGGAAGGCCGAGTTGGGCAAGGGCACGGCGCAGGTCGACGACATCGCCACCCACGTTGAGGACTCCGCGAAGACCCGGCTGAAGGTGGCGAAGTAGGGCGTGCGCGCCGTCGACCTGATGCGCCTGGCTGAGGCGTTCGACCGCGAGCAGCTCCACCACTACTGGACCCGCTCGCCCGAGGGCTTGGCGAAGTGGGTCAAGTCCGACCACCCGTGGACGACGCTCTACCACCACCTCCTGAAGCACATGGACGAGGAGCGCGCCAAGCTCGCCGCCTCCGCGTGGTTCGAGGACGTCTTCCACTTCACCGCTGGCAGCGATCTGAATCGGGTCACGCACGGCAAACCTCCCCGCGGCCACGTCGTGGGCCCGGGCTGATGTAGGGGAGCTGACGTGTCGCGTGCCGCCGAGATGTTCCGGATCGCCGAGAGGTTCGACCCGTCCCAGCCCCGCGACGACCACGGCCGTTGGACGCTGCTGGGCGCAGTGATCTCTTCGCTGCGGAGCGCCGGTCACGAGGACGCGGCCCGTCACCTGGAAGACGGCCGGACCGCATCCGACATCCGCCGCTCCATGGGCCGTTCGGTGACTGCTGGTGGCTCGGTGGCCTCGTTGCACCTGCCCTCCCGCAGGCCGCGCCCGGATGACCGGGTCGTCGACACCCGCGACGAGCGCCGCCTCGGCACCGTCGCCACGGTGGACCACGCCGCCGGAACGATGCGCGTCCACTGGGACGACGGCACGCATGAGGTCCGCCCGCAGCAGTCGGTGACGGACCCGATCCACGACCCGGCACGGTCGTTCGACGCGCACCCGCTGGCCACTTCCCCGGCCGCGCGGAAGATGGCCGCCGCTCGTGCCGCGACACCCCAGGACCAGTTCCGCCAGCACCTCGCCGACGAGGTTGCGGCCGGCCGGGTCGACTCCCGCACTGCAGCGGATGCGATGCGCGCGGCCCAGGGTGACCACATCGCCGCCGCCCAGTCCCACGTGGATGCCCTACAGGCATCGGACTGGTCGATGACCCCGGCGGACTTCAACGATGTGGAGAAGCTCACCCGCGCGCAGACCGACCGGTACTCGTTCGGCCGTGACTCGGGCCTGAGCCACGAACAAGCGTTCCGTGCTGCCGGTGGCGACGAGGCGATTCGCGGTTCGCAGGTTGGCGCCCCCAAGCCACTGCAAGCCACCAAGTCTGCACCGAAGACGGCGCCTGCGATCCCTCGATCCGAACGGACCGACAACGAACGGTTCGGCGGCGTCGGCAAGAAGGCACTTCCTCCATCGAAGTCAGCGTCTCCGAGAGCTGAGGCTATAGCGACCGACCCTGCCCTGACCGACGCGGAGAAGCGGTCCCGACTCAAGGCCATGGGCATGACCCCCGAACAGGTCGACTCGCTCGTACCCACGGGAGCGAAGAAGGCCGGCAGCGGCAAGGTCTCCGCCAAGCAGCAGGCCGAACTCGCGTTCTTGGACGACGCCCTGAAGCGTGGCGAGTCGGTGCCCGGCTTCGACGAGCGCGCCCTTGGCCGAGGCTCTCCACGCGAGATGCTCGCTGGGATCCGGGAGCGGATCGCGTCTGGGCAACTGACCGATGCTCAGGCTGTTGATGGGGTCCAGCAGGTGATGGCCTCCTTCGCCATCCAGGACATGGCGTCATCGATGGGCCGGTCAGCCGGTGGCCGTGGTCGCGGTGCCTCTCCGGCCATCGAGTTCACCCGGCAACTCAACGCCGAGCGGACCGCTGCCCGTGACGCGAAGAAGGCCGCCAAGGCTTCCCCCGCAGCAGCGAAGATGGCGCGAGGGAAAGCAGCGGCAGCGCCGTTCGACGTCGCTGACGTCCACTCCCGGCTCGCGTCGGCGCAGTCCCGCGAAGAGGGTCGGGCAGCACTGGAGGGCTTGTCGGTCGACCAACTCAAGACCGCCGCGAAGGGACTCTCCGTCAGCACAACCCGGCTGAACAAGACGGAGTTGCGCGACGCGCTCGTCGAGGCCACGGTCGGGACGCGGGTGGATCACACCAGCATCTTGAGTGGCCGGTGGAACGCCGACCGACCGTTCCGGCCCGGCGCCCCGGCTGCTGACCATGCCGAGGGTCACGCGGCCACACCCGGCCACTCCCCGTCCGCGCCCCACGCTGACGGCCTCGACGACATGCAGTCACACTCCCTGAAGTCCCTCGGCGAGGAGTACCTCGGCCCGGAGGCCCGGACGATGTCCGCCTCCGAGGTCAAGGCCGCACTCCGGGCGCAGGGTGTGGAGTCACCGGCGATCAGGCAGGCGAAGGCGGCGAGCGCACCGAAGGCACCACCGGCCGGGACGCACTCCGAGGCCCAGATTGTCGAACGGGTGCACGCGGCGACACGGAAGCTGGAGCGCCGGCCGGGCTCCATGGTCAGCCTCGCTGACCTTCGCGCCGAGATGCCTGATGTCAGCCGCGAGCAACTCGATCGGACTCTCATCCGGATGACGGCCGGTCGGCACGGCGTTCAGATCGTTCCCGAGTCCAACCAGAAGACGCTAAGGCCGGTCGACCGCGATGCGGCGCTGAGCATCGGCAACCAGGACCGTCACCTCATCATGATCGAGCCCCACGTCACGCCTCAGGACACCGTGGGCCACATGGAGTCGCATTTCGGCTCGTCCTCCCCGTCCGCGCCCTCCTCATCTCCTGCTGTAGCGAAGATGACCAGGGCCAAGGCGGCACCGAAGGCGGCACCGAGGTCGCTGTCGGACGTGGCGTCGTTGGTCCGCCACATGTCGAGCGAGCGGGCCATCCTGGAGGAGTTGGCGAGCGTGAAAGCCTCCGACCTCCCGGCGCTCGCACGGAACGAGCTCAACGTCCAACTGCCGCCCACCGCTCGCACGGCGGCTGCTCGTCGACTGCACATCGCACAGACGCTGCTCGCCGACTCCCGTCGGCGTACCGGCGGCCTCTGACTCATCCCCGTTCCAACCGTCCTCACCGGACGGTCCGTCACCATGCCCGGAGGTAGACCGTGTCCACAGCCACGGACGAAGACACCGACCTCGCGGTCGCATGGGCGGCCGCCGTCCGTGAGGCCCTGGAGGAATCCGCCGACCGTCACGGCGCTGACGTCGAGGCGCTGATCGACCAGACCACCGCCGAGGGGTTCGCCTTCCTCGGCATGCTGGACCCGCTGGTCGATGCCGACCCGGACGACCCGGCGTTCGCCATGGCCGTCCAGCAGGCCGCCGAGGCGTACGTTGCGGCCAACCCGGGGATGCGGGTCACCGAGTCCGTCGAGACCGTCGAAGGGCGGGTGCTGGAGGCGAAGGGCGTCGACAGCAACGGCGGCCGAGTCTTCCGGGTGCAGATCCTCAAGTACGGCACTAGCCGCAACGGCAACCACTACACCGAAGCCGTCATGCGCGCCGCGGCGCCGCTCTACGACGGGGCGAAGGCGTACGACCACCACCGGTCCGCGGCCGAGCTCCAGTCGTCCACCCTGACCGGACTGGTCGGGTCGTATCGCAACGTCGAAGCCACCGCCGACGGCCTGTACGGCGATCTGCACCTGCTGCCCTCGGCCCGGCACACCGCCGAGGCGCTGGACGCCACCATCGTCAACCAGGCCGCCGGACTGCCGTCGCTAGTCGGGATCTCCCACGACGTGATGGCGAACTTCAAGCCCGGCCGGCCCGAGGGCGGGCGCCGCACCCGCGAAGCCGTGGCGATCACCGCCGTCCAGTCCGCCGATGTTGTGGCCGACCCGTCCGCCGGCGGCCAGGCCGTCCGCGTGGTCCAGGGCGGCATCGAGACAACCCCCACGGGGGCCGTACACACCCAGGAGAGCGAAGTGCAGGCTACTGAACTGCTCGCCGCGCTGCAGAACCTCACGCCCGCGCAGCTCGCGGCGGCTGGTCTGAGCCGGAGCACCGAGTCCACCATCCCGTCCGAGCGGGTCGTCGAGGGTCGCGTCACCGAGGGAGGTCTGCTGAAGACCTCGTTCCTCGGCCGCATGATGATCCAGACCAAGGCCGAGGACGCCGGTCTGAACAAGCGCCTCCTGGAGGCCGCGCTGCCGGACCGGTTCACCGAGGCCGACATCGACGTGTGGGTGGCGACCTACAAGGACGGCCTGGCCGCCGAGGAGCGGGCCGGCCTCGCGCCCCGCTTCGGCGAGGGCGTCACCCGTGAGTCGCGGGACAAGAAGCTCGAGGGCCTCGACAAGTTCTTCGCCGGCGACTTCAACAACGGCTACCGGTCCTTCCGGTCGGCGTGGATGGACATCACCGGGTACCGGGGCAACGCGCTCGGCACCGAGGACGTGAACCGCCAGATCCTGCGGGAGTCGATCGGCACCCGCGCCTACGACTCGGGCGAGCGGACCACGGAGTCCGCGACGACCTCGACGTGGGCCGAACTGCTCGGCGACTCGGTCACTCGGCGGGTCGTGGCCGAGTACGGGCTGCCCAACCTGCAGACGTGGCGGCAGATCGTCTCCGACATCCAGCCCGTCGAGGACTTCCGCACCCAGCGGGTCGGCCGCATCGGCGGTTACGGCACGCTCCCCGCGGTGACGCAGGGCTCGCCGTACCAGCCGCTGACGACCCCGCCGGACGAGGAAGCCACCTACGCGATCACGAAGCGGGGCGGCACCGAGGACCTCACGATGGAGACCATCGCCAACGACGACCGTCGGGTCATCTCGAAGATCCCCGTGCGGCTGGGCCGCACCGCCGCGCAGACCCTGTACCGGTTCGTGTGGGACATGCTCACCTCGACCGGCGTGACCTGCACTTACGACTCGACGGTGCTGTTCCACACCAACCACAACAACTACGACGCGTCCGGTGCGACCCTGACCCAGACCACGCTGGGCGTGGGCCGGCGCAAGATGCGCGACCAGGCCGCCTACGGTGACACCTCCGAGATCCTCGGCCTGCAGCCGCGCTACCTGGTGGTGCCGAACGAACTCGAGGAATTGGCCTGGCAGCTGTGCACCTCCGCCGTGGCGATCCCGTCGACTCCGGCGTCGGCTTCGGACAGCCCGAACATCAACTCGGCGCAGGGCCTCACGCCCATCCTGGTGCCGTACTACACCGCGGCCACCGAGTGGGTGCTGGTCGCCGACCCGAACATGACCCCGACCATCGAGATCGGCTTCTACCAGGGTCGCCAGGAGCCGGAGATCTTCACCCAGTCCGACCAGTCGGTCGGCTCGATGTGGAACGCGGATGTTCTGAGTTTCAAGATCCGCCACATCTACAGCGGCACCGCCCTGGACCACCGCGGCTTCTACAAGGGCCTCACCTGATCGATCCCCTGACGGCCCGCCCCCATCCCGGGGGTGGGCCGCGGACCCATCAACCACTGACCACTCCGCAAGGGAGATAGATCGTGCAGCTCAAGGAGATGGGCGGCGTCATCACCGTCGCCTGCTACGTGCCCTCTCAGGCCACCCTCGGCACCGACGACAACTGGCCGCTGTGGCAGGCCCCGAACAAGGTGCAGATCACGGCCGTCAGCTTCGTGCCGTCGGCCGCGATCACCGCGAACGCCACCCACTACTCCATTTACACCCTGACCCGGTACACCGCGGGTGCGACCGGCACCACGGTGGCGACCCGCTCGTGGGCGGCGACCGACTCGGTGAACGAGACGCCAGAGGCGATGACCCTCTCGGCCACCGCCGCCAACCTGCTGCTGGCGACTGCGGACACGTTGTCGATGGTGAAGACCCATGCCGGCAACGGCCTGGTCATCCCGGACGGCGCGCTGATCATCAGCTACAAGAACTACGGCGTCTGAGTCATGTCGGCCGCCGCCGCGAAGAACGTCACGGCGACCGGAACGGTGTTCACGGGCAACGCCCTCTACCGGGGCTTCTCGATCGGCTCGACCGCTGGCGCTGACGTCGTCCTCTACGACGGCGTCAGCGCGGCCGGCACGATCCTGGCCCAGTTCACCCTGGCCGCCAAGGGGTTCCTGCACGTCGACATCCCCGGCGGTGTCGTCGTGACAACCGGAATCCACCTCACCTCCACGGCCGCCATTCAGGGCCACGTCCGGTTCTAGGAAGGGGAGGGCGTGACCACGACCAGAGTTCAGCGCTCGGCCGCGGCCACGCTCTCTCACACCTGGTTCGTCGACGAGACGCCGACGGACCCAACGGGCACCCCGACGTATGCGATCACCGACGCCAACGGTGACGCGGTCGCGTCGGGCAACGCCACGATCGTCGCCGGTCAGGGCAGGACCACCCTGGCACTCGCCGGCCAGCCCGACGTGGCCTGGTACACGGTGGCCTGGTCGGCAACGGTCGGCGGGTTCGCCATCGTCGAGTACGACCAGGTCGAGATCGTCGGTGGGTTCCTGTTCACCCTCGCCGACGCTCGCGCCTCGGACGCCACCCTCGCCGACACCAGCAAGTATCCGACCGCAGATCTCAAGGCCAAGCGCCAGGAGACCGAGGTTGAGTGCGAGCAGATCTGCGACCAAGCCTGGACCGTCCGGTACCGCCGGCTCGTCCTCGACGGGACCGGCTTCACCGACCTGCCCGTCCCCGACGGCGGCGACGTACATCGCGGCGGCATCCTTCTCCGCGGCGTTCGCACCATCCGCCGCGCGTCGATCGCGCCGACGCTGGCCGGCACGTTCGTCGACCTGACCACCCCCCAACTCGCCGCCGTCGCGGTGACGGCCGACGGGAAGCTCCGTCGCACCGACGGCAACGTCTGGACCGAAGGCATCCAGAACGTCATCGTCGAGTACGAGTACGGCAACGACGCCCCGCCCGAGGACCTGCAGTGGGCGGCCAAGCAGCGCCTGCTGCAGCGGTTGAACCTGAACAAGTCCGGGGTGCCGGACCGGGCCGCGTCGTACACAGTAGACGGCGGCGGGACGTACCGCATCGCCATGCCCGGCCCGTACGAGACCGGCTCGCCGGAGGTCGATGCGGCCTACGCCCGGTACTCGCGCCGGACCACGAGCGGGGCTGACGGCATGCCGGCGCCCACCGGCGTCACGGTGACCTACGAAGGGCAGCGGAACTCGCTGTTCCACCGCCGATGACCGGCATCAACGTCGTCGCCGGCAAGCTCGCCCTCGTCGCCGCTCTGACAGACGAGTTGCCCGACTGCACGGTCGGGTACTCCTACGTCGGCAAGGTCCACGCGGGCGCCCGCGACTACGTCTACCTGGGCACCTCCACGGAGGCTGAAGTCGCCCTGGCCGCGTTCCGCAACGACAGCGGCCGGTACCGGCGGCAAGAGGAAGCGCCCGTCGAGGTGTGCATCAACATCACCCGCAAGGGCGAGTCGACGGTCGAGGCCAGTGAGGTCCGCGCGACGGAGGTCGGCGCGCTGATCGAGGACTACCTCGCCTCCAACCCGACTCTCGGCGTGCCCGGGCTGCTGATAGCGAAGATCTTCGGCTTCAAGCTCAACAGCACCGCCGACGACGACGGCACCTACACGAACCTCGACTACTCGGTCCTCTTCCAGTCCGACCTCACCTAGGAGACGACCGTGACCGCAACACCGTTCGTGCTGACCAACGTTCGGCTGTTCGCCGGCGGCGCGGACCTGACCTCACGCTCGAACAAGGTCGAGATCACCGCCGAAGTCGAGGACAAGGACACCACCAACTACGCCTCCGCCGGCTGGAAGGAACGCCTCGGCGGGCTCGGCGACTGTGCTCTTGTCGGCGAGGGCCAGTGGGAGGCCACCGACCTCAGCAAGGTTGACGACCAGGCGTGGGCGGCGATGGGCACAGTGGCCGGCTACACGGTCGGGAACAACGCCACCGCTGGGGCCACCATGGCCGCCGGGGACCTGGTGTGGCTCATCAAAGCCATGCAGGCGTCGTACAAGCTCGGCAGCACGGTGGGCGATGTGGCGCCCTGGATCACCACGGCCGGCGGCTCCTGGCCGGTGTCGCGCGGGGTGGTGCTGAACCCGCCGGGGACGGCGCGGACCGCCACCGGCTCCGGCACCGCGGTGCAACTCGCGGCAGTGTCGGCCACGCAGTACCTGTACGCCACGTTGCACGTCCTGTCCGTTGCCGGCACGAGCAGCCCGACGATCACGGTCAAGGTGCAGTCCAGCGTGGACAACACCTTCGGCTCGCCCACGGACATTCTGACCTTCACCGCGGCCACGGCCATCGGAGGTCAGATGACCCGCGCCGCGGGGCCGATCACGGACACGTGGTTCCGGGTCGCCTACACGATCACCGGGACCGGGCCGAGCTTCCTCTTCGTCGCAGGCATCGGCATCAAGTAACCGCTCCACTTCCCGGCCCCGCAGGCGCCCGGGCTTTTCCACCATGCCCTGAGGAGGGTCACCCGTAATGGCGATCATGGTATTGACGGCGGCCTACTGCTCCCTGGGTGGGTCGATCAGCACCATCCACGACCACGCTCCGAAGATCGAGCTGACCGTCCAGGTGGAGGACAAGGAGGTCACCACCTACGCGTCGCTCGGCTGGAAGGAGCGCCTCGGTGGCCTGAAGGAAGGCACGCTGGCGATCTCGTTCTTCAACGACATCGCGTCGGGCAACCTCGACGGCCTGTTCTGGGCGCAACTCGGCAACGTGGTGACCTTCGAGGTGCGACTGACCCAGTCCGCGGTCGGCGTCTCGAACCCGAAGTACACCGGCTCGGTCCTGATCAAGGAACTGAAGCCGATCGCCGGCTCCGTGGGCGACGTGGCCACGCAGGACGTGTCGTTCCCGACCTCCGGCGTCGTGACGCGGGCGACCTCCTAGTCGATGGCCGGCACCAACCGGTGGGAGGTCGAGGTCGACGCGCAGACCCTCAAGCGCGTCGTGACCGCCCTCCGGAAGGAGTCCGACGGCAAGGAGTTGGCCCGCGACCTTCGCCGCAACCTGCGGGTGGTGGTCCAGCCCGCACTGGAGGCGGCCCGGGCGGCGATCCTGACGATGCCGTCCCAGTCTGTCCGGCAGCCGAGCCTGCGGGCCTCGGTGGCGAAGCAGACGAAGATCGTCGTCCGCACCACCGGCAGGCACCCCGGGATTTCGATCGTCTCCAGCAAGAAGGGCATGCCGCGCGGGTTCCGTAACGCCGCGCGCCACCTGAACGCAAAGGGCGGCTGGCGGCACCCCGTGTACCAGCGGATCTCACCCGCAGGCAAGGAAATCAACGTCTGGGTGCGCCAGATCGGCAAGCCGGGCTGGTTCGACGGCACGATCCGCCCGTTCAAGCAGCCCGCCAAGGAAGCCGCCGCCGCCGCCCTGCGTGAGGCCGCGCGGCGCATCGAGGAGAGGTCCAAGATCTAGTGCTCATCACCTACTCGCCCGAGGGCGCACCGCCGGAGATGTTCGACTGCGACTTCCGCAAGATCTCGCTGTCTCGGGCCACCATGCTGGAGAGCCGGTACCAGAAGCTGACCGGCAACACGACGGCCACCCTGGAGGAATTGCGCATGAGCGCTATCCAGGGCGGCTCGGCCGCCACGCGGGTAGCGCTGTGGCACGTGCTGGACCTCCAGCACATGGGCAAGGTCCGCATCGAGGATGTCGACCCGCTCGTCGGTGAGGTCGAGGTCAAGGCGTCCAAGGCGGAGATCGACCAGCTGCGTGACGCGATTGCGAAGAACACCGGGCTGTCGGACTCGCAGCGGGAGATGATCCTCGCCGGCCTGGATGCGATGAGCGCCCCGGAGGACACCTCGGGAAAAGCCGCCTCGACGACCTCCGAGGCCGTTACTGGCTAGCCATCGCCGAGATGCTCCACATCGGCCCCCGCGCTCTGGATGACCTGACCGTCGAGGAGTTCTACCAGGCGGTCGCCTACATCGACCGGGCGAACGAAGAGGCCAAGAAGCGGGGGTGAGACTCCCGTGTCCGACGTGAGCTTGCTCTTCAACTTCCTCAAGGGGCGCGACACCGCCACCCCGGCCATGGCGAAGGCCGGCGACGACGCCCTGAAGATGGCGGCGAAGACGAAGCTCGCCGGCGGGCTGATGACCAACAGCATGTTCCTGATCGGGACCGCTGTTGTCACCGCCGGCTCCGAGGTCGTTGCGTTCACCGACGCGGTCGCACCGATGACCGGACTTCTTGCTGCCGTGCCGGCCGTGGCGTTCGCCGCCGGCGCGTCGATCGTCGCGCTGGCCGTGGGCTTTCATGGGCTCGGCGCCGCGCTGAAGTCGACCGCCAGCGGCGCCGGACCGTCTGCGGACGCCATCGCCAATGCGGAGTATCGCGTCGCCCAGGCTCAGCGCAACGCACGGGCCGCCCAATTGGCGGTGAACGACGCCCGCGAGGAGGCCGCTGACGGCCTGCGGGATCTGTCCCTGGCACTGGCTCGGGCCGGGCTCGACGAGCGCGCCGCGGTGCTGGCGGTCAGCGACGCCCAGAAGGCTCTACGGACCGCCCGGGGCAGCGGTGACCGGTCCGCGGTCCAGCACGCCCAGCTGAGCCTGGACGAGGCCAAGCAGTCGCTGGCGGAGATCCAGGCCCGCACCACTGATCTCCGCGAAGAGGATGCCAAGCGCACCGCGCAGGGCGTCGAGGGTTCCGACGCGGTCCAGCAGGCCCTTCAGCGCCAGGCCGACACCGCCCACGAGTTGGTGATGGCCCAGCAGGCGCTCGCCAAGGCGCAGGCCGGGTCGGGTGGGTCCAACGCGGCCGCGGAGGCGTACGCGAAGCTCGCGCCGTCGGCGAGGTCCGTGGTGGACGCGCTCAAGTCCCTCGCCCCGGCGTGGCGCGAGGTGCAACAGGCCACACAACAGGCCACCTTCGTCGGCGTCGGTGCCGATATCCGGGCGCTGGGCGGGACCTACCTGCCGATCCTGAAGGTCCAGCTGGCCGCGATCGCGTCCGGCTGGAACCTGGCGTTCCGGCAGACCGGGGCACTGCTGCAGACCCCGGCAGCCGTTCGGGACGTCAACTTCATGCTGTCCAAGACGGCGGAGTACGCGCATGAGGCGGGCCAGTCCATGGCCCCGCTGGTGCATGGGCTGCTCCAGTTCGGTGCGGCTGGCGCCAACTTCCTGCCCCGCATGGGTATGTGGCTCCGCGACATCGCCCAGGGCTTCGACCGGTGGGCCACGAAGTCCAGGGAGACCGGGAAGATCAACGCCTGGATCGAGAACGGTGTCACGGTAGCGAAGGAGTTCGGATCGGTCCTGCGCAGTTGGACCGGCGCGGTGGCGAACATCTTCAAGGCCGGTAACGGCGGACCGCAGTTCCTGTCGACGTTGGTGCAGAGCGCGGCGGTGTTCCGAGACTGGACCGCGTCGATGCAGGGTCAGTCCCAGCTGCACGAGTTCTTCACGTCCCTACGCGAAGCGGCGTCAGGGCTGTGGACGATCCTCAAGGGGCTACTCGACGCCTTCACCCAGGCCGGCCCGGGCATCTCCGCCTTCGCCGGCTATCTCACGGTGGCGGGCGCCGTGGTGACCGTGCTGGCAAACAACATGGACACCATCCGCCCCCTCCTGCCGGTCCTGATCGCAGGCTTTGTGGCCTGGAACGTGGCCATGGCCGCACACAAGGCAATCCTGCTCGCGGTGGGCGGCGCGTACAAGATCGCGGTCGCGTGGCAGGTCCTGTTCGGCACCGCCCAGAAGATCGGCCTCATCCAGACAGTGGCCATCAACGCCGCAATCGGGCTGTGGATCGCCAAGCAGTGGGCCCTGGCCGCCGCACAGAAGGCCGCGACCATCGGGCAGTGGCTGCTGAACATCGCCATGGACGCCAATCCGGTCGGGCTGATCATCTTGGCGATCGTGGCCCTGGTCGCGGTGTTCGTTCTACTGTGGACCCACTCGGAAGGGTTCAGGAACTTCTTCATCGGCATGTGGGACCACATCTGGTCGTTCCTGAAGATGATCGGCGCGTGGTTCGCCGGCCCGTTCGTCGACTTCTTCGTCGGCGCATGGAACTGGATCATGAACTCGGCGGCCAAGGCAACGCTGTGGGTCCACGACAAACTGTGGTCCATTGTGGACTTCGTGATGTCCCTACCGGGCAAGATCGCCGTCGCGGCCCGGGGCATGTGGGACGGCATCGTCACGTCCTTCAAGGGCGCCATCAACTGGCTGATCAGCCTGTGGAACCGGATCGACTTCGGGATCAACATCAAGGTCCCCGACTGGGTCCCCGGGATCGGCGGCAAGGGCTTCACCATCCCGGACATCCTGCCCGACATGCCATACCTCGACGTCGGCGGCAAGATCCTCGAAACCGGCGTGGCCGTCGTCCACAAGGGAGAGACCGTCGTCCCGAAAGGCCAGGCAATGGCCACCGCGGCGCCAGACATCCACCTGCACGTCTACGGCGACCTCAAGGGCGCCATCCGGAAGATCACCCGCTCCGACGGCGGCGGCAACGTCCAGGTCGCGTTCGGCAACTAGGGGGAGTGATCCGTGGGCGCGGTCTCCGCTGAAGCGAAAGCTAGGGCCCGTGAGGCGAACCGGGTCCGTATGGCCGCGATCCGCGCCGCCGACCCGGAGGCCGCACGAGCCAAGTGGCGCGAGCACTATGCCCGGAACCCTGAGAAGCACAAGGCGAAGGTCCAGGCATGGCGGGCGGCGCTAGACCCGGACGTGGCCAGAGAGCGGGCCCGCCGCATTCGCCTTCGCCGGTACTACGGCATGGAGTTGGAGGACTTCGACGCCCTCCGCGCGGCGCAGGACTACTGCTGCGCAATCTGCCGGACGCATGAGGACGATCTGCCACGGATGCGGCCGGGCGACTACTCCAACCTCTATGTCGATCACGCGCATGAGACCGGAAGTGTGCGCGGCCTGCTCTGTCAGTCCTGCAACCTCCTAGTCGGGCACGCGCGGGAAGACGAGCGGGTTCTGTCCGCAGCCATTCAGTACCTCGCAATTCACCGCGAGCAACCGACCAGCTAGGGAGTTTCCGTGGGCGTCCATCGCTACCGGGTGTGGAATGGTCCCGCCCCAACAACGGCCGCTCTGGCGTCCGTCAGCACGGGCACGACCGTGAAGACGATGGTCCAGTTGGCCGCACCGGCGACCCGCCAGCTCGTCGTCGTCGGCTGGGGCTTCGAGTTCGATGACCCGCCCGGCGCGGACGCCGTGGTCGAGTTGCTCGTTACGGACGTCGCGGCCACGGTGACCGCGCACGTCGCGTCCGGACTGGTGAAGCTGCTCCCAGGCATCCCCGCCTCGTTGATGACGTTGGGCACCTCGGCCACCGGCTACACCGCCTCGGCGGAAGGCACGATCACGGCCACCCGGGTCTTCGACGTAAAGCGGCTGTCATCAACCTCAGCCGAGGCCGCTCCGACCATGCAGTACGACCGGAACTTCGAACTCAACGGCATCCCGCCCGTGGTGAACGTCAGCGAGTTCCTTCGCGTGCGCGTGACAACCCCAACGACCGCCGCGGACATGAGCTGCTACGTCGACGTCGAGGAGTAGCCCGCGATGAGGTTGGCCGCACGCCTCCGCCCGGCCGCGCCAAGCCGACCGACACGCCTACGGTTCGCCAGGGCGACGCCGGCGGTCGTCCCACCGATCACTTTCCCGACCACGCCGCTGAAGGTGAAGCTCGAGGTCGCCCAGGGCGCCGACCTCACCGCGTCCCCAGCGACGTGGGTATGGGCCGATGCCACCGCGATCACCTACACCCGCGACCCGATCACCATCAACCGCGGCCGGCCGGACGAGTCGGCCACCGCGGACTCGTGCCAACTCGACATGACCGGCGACAACCGCGGCGGGCACTGGTCGACGCGGAACCCGAACAGTCCGTGGTACGGCCTGGTGCGCAAGGGCACCCCCATCCGGGTGGCGGCCGAGGGCTACCCGCGGTTCTCCGGCTTCCTCTCCGAACTGCCGCCACGGTGGGACTTGTCGGGCAACGACCGGTACGCGCCCGTGGTCGCGCGCGGGCTGCTCTACCGGCTCATGCAGGGTGCTTCGCCGGAGCGCTCCGCGCTGGCCCGAACCATCCTCGCCTCAAATCCCGTGGCCTACTGGCCCCTGGAGGACGCGGCGGGCGCCACGCAAGGGGCCTCAGCCATCGGTGGCGCAGCCATGGCCGTGATCGGCGGCGAGGTGGATTTCGGCGTCTTCACTGATCTGCCGGGCGGATCGGTCGCGCCGGACATGACTGCTGGCTACCTCCAGGGAACCGTGACCGGGGCGTCGTCCACGTCGTGGCATACGGAGTTCGCGGTCAGCGGGTTTTCCACCAGCCTGGCCGTGATCGCACGCATCTACACATCCGGCGCCCTGACGAACGTGTGGCGCTTCGCCATGCCGACAACGGCCGGCGATCCCGTACAGGTATTCATCGACGACTTCGCCGGAGCCGGCCCCGTCATTACACTGCTCGGCCCGACGGCCACAGCCGACTGGGATCTGGAATGGCACCACATTGCGGTGACTGCCGAGCAGGTCGCCTCCAGCATGGTCTCCAAGCTCTACGTCGACGGCGTTCTGTACGCGACCGATACGACCGCCGGCACGCTCGGCGCCCCCACGGCCGTCCTGCTGAACCACAACTACACCTTCGCGACCATGGAGTCCTTCGCGCATGTGGCGGTAGGTAACGGAACCACGCCCGTTGGCGCTCCCGCAATGTCCGCGTACTCCGGCGAGCAGGCGCACACCAGATTCCTCCGCTTGTGTGCGGAGGAAGGCATTGCCGCCTCCACGGGCGTCACTGAGTCGCAGGCGATGGGACCGCAGGGCGTCCACAACGCCGTCGACCTGTTCCGCGAATGTGAAGCCACCGACTCGGCGTACCTGTACGAGGGCGTCAACTTCGACCTGATCTTCCAGGGCCACAACGAGCGCCAGAACATGCCGGTGTCGTTGGCCCTCAACTACGCCGCGTCCGGGCACATCGCGCCGCCGCTGGAGCCGACGGACGACGACCAGCAGGCCCACAACGACGTCGAGGTCAAGCGCGACGGCGGCTCGAGTTACCGCGCGACCGAGACCGACGCGGCGGTGGAGAACTCCATCCCGAACATCGGCCGCCGGGACACGTCGGTGACCCTGTCGCTGTACGACGACTCCCAACCGCAGCAGGCGGCCGGCTGGCGGCTCCGACAGGGCACCTGGCCGGGCTACCGGTTCCCGACCGTCTCGCTGAACCTGGCCGCCGCACCGAGTCTGATCCCGACGGTGTGCGCGGCCGGCCTCGCCTACCGGGCGACCATCGCCAATCCGCCCAGCGACATCGGCCCCGACGCACCGGACCTCATCGTCGAAGGTTCCGTCGAGACCCTGGACCAATACGACTGGGACATCGCCGCCAACTGCTCCCCGTACGGGCCGTGGCGGGTCCTGACCCTCGCGCTGGATGGAACCGACCCGAACCCGCTCATCGGCCGCGACGACTGGGACTCCTGCCTCGTGGCCGTTGACTCGGGCGCCACCGTCACGGTCAACGTGTCGCCGCTGATCACCACCGACCCGACCGAGTTCCCGTTCAACGTGCGCTGTCTCGGCGAGTTGGCCACGGTCACGAACTGCTCCGGCAGCAGCAGCCCGCAGACCCTCACCCTCACCCGGGCGGTGAACGGCATCTCGAAGACGTGGACCGCCGGTGCCGTCGTGGAGCTCGTCGACGCCCTCGTCCTAACCCTGTGAGGAGCCAACGTGGGTGACTGGAGTGGTACCGTTCCGAGCCACACCGCGGGCGCCACGTCGAGGGCGTCGAAGCTCCAGACCCTCGACGACATCGAGACGGCGCTCACCGGTGCGTGGACGGCGTGGACCCCGACCCTGACCAACCTGACCTTGGGTACCGGGACGGTCGTGGCCCGGTACCGGCGGCTCGGGAAGACGCTCGACTACAAGTTCATCTTCACCTACGGCGCGGGGTCCGCGGTGGGTACGTCACCGACCTTCTCGCTGCCCTACACGATGTACTCCGGCTATTCGATGGCCGACCCGCTGGGCGATGTCATCCTCCTGGACTCGGGCACCGCCACCCGTCGCGGCTCCACGCGTTGGGCGTCGTCCACCACGCTGGAGATCCTGTCCTACAGCACCACCGGGATCCTCACGACCGTCACTGCCACGGTTCCTCAGACGTGGGCCGCCGGGGACACGATGTCGTGCGCCGGCACGCTGGAGTTGGCCTGATGGCCGCCGCCATGCTCCGCGTCTGGGAGTCCCAGGGCCGCCCGTGGCGCCTCGCTACGCCGCTGCTGGACATGGTGGCCAAGCTGAAGGCCGCGTATCCGCAGCTGGTCTACGGAACCCTCGGTGATGACGCCCACCTGAACGCCGTCCCGCCCGAGGACCACACGCCGTTCTCCGCCACCGGCTACCCGAACACCAGCCCATACCCGGTGGTGCACGCCCTGGACGTGATGCACCACCCGGAGTCCGGAGTGGACGCCGGGAAGCTGTTCGCGTACTGGCTGGCGGAGGCGAAGGCCGGGCGGATGCCGTGGCTGAAGTACCTGATCTGGCAGGCCCGGATCTACGACGTGCGGAACGGGTGGCGGGCGCAGGCCAGCAGCGGCCACTTCGACCACGTCCACCTCTCCGCCCGCACGGACGCGGAGAACACCCACCTGGGCGACTGGTCGCCCGTACCTCCGATGGAAGGGGGCCACGACGTGCCTGTGTTCGTGTCCTGTCAGGAGAACGGCGGCCAGTACATGTACGGCTGCGGCCAGCCGAAGTGGTTCCTGTCCATCCCGGCCCGCGACAACGCCATGTTCGCGTTCGGCGTGCCGGCGGGGAAGGTGACGGTGGTGGACACGTTGGACCACGTCCGGGACTCGTTCGGACCGATCCCCGGCGTCGACCTGCCGGCCGACGCCCACGGCAACGTGCTGGCCCCGCCCGCCGGCGGCGGCTCCGGCCCGACGGCGCCGGAGATCGCCACCGCCGTGGTCGACGAGATGCACAACCGCCTCGCGGACTGATCGGTGTTGCCCGACCTGGCCGGATGGATCCCACAGACCGGCGCCACTGGCGTCCTGCTCGCCGCTGTGTGGGCCGTCCTCAGTGGCCGGATCGTCCCCCGTGCCACCCATGAGGAAGTCCGCCGCGACCGGGACGCCTACCGGGTCGCAGCCGACACCGCGCTCGCCGCGACCCGGGAGATGGCAGCGAACGTCGCCCGACTCACCGCGGCCGTGGAGCAACTCGCAGCATCGCAGCGCGAGACACTGTCGCTCGTGCACCAGCTTGTTTCGGGCAGCAGTGGGCCATGAGGTGGCCGTGGAGCACCGCCGGCGACAACGGAGACGCCCGGGCTGCACAAGCTGAGGCCACCGCCGCACTGGCGCAGGCCCGGTCGCAGGGCACCCGCGTGACCGAGGTGTTGCGGGTGGCGCGGATGCTGCGCGGCCAGGTCGACGCGATCGCCTACGACGTCGAGCAGACCTTGCGCCACTCCTGATCCAAGTCCTGGCCCCAGAACTTGGACCCGGCACGCCCGAATCCAAGTCAGCGCGGGTCCCGTGGGCCCGTGCAGTTCGGCGGCACCGCCCGGGGCGCCCGGCAGCCCAGCACCGCGCAGGACGCGCGGAAGTGGCCTCGCCCGTCGGTCTGGGCTGGGCAGTCCCGGCACGCCATGAACGACAGCCGCCCGTGCTCGCCGCGCATCGGGTGCCCGTTGGCGCAGGTCTCCGGCACCCACGGATACAGCTCCTCGAACCAGCCCATCGCCCGAACCTACGACAGGGGGCCTCATGCAGCCCACCCCGACCCAGACCCTGCACCCCTGGCGCGCCACCCTGCGCACCGCCACGGCAGCGCTGGTGGCCCTGCTCTCGCTGCTGCCGGTCATCGCGGCGGTCGGACACCTGGACGCCGTGCCGCTGGTCGCGCAGATCCTGACCGTGTCCGCCGCCGTGACCCGCGTGCTGGCGATCCCCGGCGTGGACGGCTGGCTGCGGCAGTACGTGCCGTGGCTGGCCGCGCAACCGAAGGAGCAACCTGATGAGTAAACGCCCGGCCATCATCGCCGCCCTCGTAGCCCTGGTCGTCATGGCCGGGGCTGCTTTCGCGTTCAGCCCAGCGAACGCCGCATCGGGTCTCGACCCGATCGCCGTGGCGCAGGCCAACCTCGCCAACTGCCAGTTGCTGGCCGCGAAGCCAGCGTCCTCGGCGCAGCGGACCCGCGCCCAGCAGTGTGTCACCGATCAGCAGCGGATCCTCGTCCTGCTGCAACCCCAAGTGACACCAACTACGACGCCGCCGGCCGCGACAACGCCACCAGTGACGCCGAGTCCCACCGTGGTGCCGACCACTCCGCCGCCCACCACGGTCCCGCCGACGACCGTCCCGCCCACCACGCCGCCGGCGCAGACCACCAACTGCCTGCCCAAGCCGTCCGCGTGCGGGTTCCCGGACGCCACCAACACCGGCGTGCCCTCGAACTGGGTGCCGATCCGGACGCAGTCCGGCGACCTCAGCATCACGACGGCCGGGGCCACCCTGGACGGTTGGGACATCCACGGCTGCCTCACGGTCACCGCGGCCAACGTGACCATCCGGAACTCCCGGGTGACCTGCACGTCGGGCGGCTGGGCGGTGAACGCGCGCGGGGCTGGCCTGCTGCTCGACCACATCACAGTGTCCTGTGGCGGAACCCACGGTGACGGCATCGTGGGGGTCACCTTCACGGCCGTCGCAGTCGACGTGTCCGGGTGCGAGGACGGCATCTACATGGACAACTCCAGCCCCTGCCCCGTCGTGCGCGACTCGTACGTCCACGACCCGTTCCACGCCACCGGCGCCCACACGGACGTCCTCCAGCTGGCTGGCAATGCGTGCGGGACGTTCACCCACAACACCCTCACCAACAACGACCCGCAGGGTTCCAGCGTCATCTCCGCCGACACGACGGACGTCCACGACGTCATTGTCACCGGGAACCTCATGGCCGGCGGCGGGTACTCGATGCGCTGCCCCGACCCGGGCCACGGCACCAACGTGCAGGTGCTCAACAACCGGTTCAACTCGACGTGGGTGCAGTACGCCGTGTGGAACGGCTGCGACGACGAGGCCAAGGTGTCGGGCAACGTCCGCGACGAGACGGGAGCAGGGATCTGATGGGCGAGGGCTGAGGTAGTCTGCGGAGGCGGGGGCTGGCGTAGCGGTAGCGCGGCAGGACATCGTCCACACGGGCCGGTTCGACTCCGGCGTCCCCACAACGCAAGAAGCCCCCGGCCATCATGGCCGGGGGCTTCTTTGTCATGTCCGGCCACGGCCGGTGAGGTCATGATCGAACCGGCCATCCGACGTGCGGATGTCCGCTGGATCGGCTATCACCGCGAGTAGTGGCCGGTCCAATGAGGACAGTCCAATGTGGACATACGAAGGGCAAAGAAAAAGCGGCCATGCCTGCTAGACATGGCCGCCTCATTTCACCAGCCTAGCGGCTAGCAGGAACGCTAGGCCGCTAACGTCACCTGCCCCGGCGAAGCCGACGCTCGTGACGCTCCGAGTACCCAACGGCTGGTGACTTGGGTGCCTCGGGCAGGTCCGGGCTCGCCGCCTCATCTGCGGTTACTGCCGGTGTGGCCGCCTGCTCGGCCGCCTTCTTCTCCTCCATGACCCGTCGCACGCGGCCGACGACCAACTCGGCCAGAACGTACGCCAGAACCATCGACGCATGCACCGTCTTACTCCCAACGCTGACTCCGGCGATCCAGTTGGCCGCCATAGAGCCAAACCCAGCAACGACCAGGACGAACCCAGCCGACGCCTTGCCACGGATCACCCATCGGTCATGCAGGATCTCCGCGCACGTGATCGCCAGAAGGTCGATCACGGCAGGG